TGACAACGCCGCCCAAGTTTGGTATAATAACAGTCACTGATGCGGGATTAGCTCATCCGGTAGAGTGACTGCTTCCCAAGCAGTAGGTGGCGAGTTCGAGACTCGTATCCCGCTCCAAAATGAATATTGGTGATACACCAACAAAAAGCCGTTAAGCTGCATAGCTTAGCGGTTTTTCTTTTGTTTCGTGATGATTCATAGCGTTTCACGTTGTATATTTATTCTGGTGCAACCTGGGTGCTATACACTTTTTGCGTCCATTTTATAGGTACGCTGGTGCGTTTTTGAGTGCGGTTTTCTCCATGAAATTCACCAAAAAAGCGGCGGGCCGCCCATTGGGTAGCCCGCCGCTTTTAGTTAGGATAGCACTTTCAGGTAAAGCAGCCGGAATGTCTCACGGCCTTTGGGGGTGATGAGGGTCTGAGTGCCGCTCCACTTAGTTTTCTCGTTGAAACACTCCTTGATCTCGAAAAGGCCGTTGTTCTTCTCGGCGTAAGGCATCAGCTTGCCCTTTTTGTCGCGGTAGATGTACTTTTTCTCCAGTAGAAAGGCGATGAACGCTTTCTCGCCGATACCCAGCTGCTTGGCCGTCTCGCGGAAGCTGGTCAACAGGTTGCGGTCTACTAGTTCGTCAAAATATTCTGCTTTGGGCTGCATGATCTGCTTGTCCACGGTCAACTGGCTGTTGGCTGCAGTCAGGGCAGCGTTTTTGTCCTGCTCAGCCTTTAACTGCTGGCACAGCTGAATCATGGTGTCGGGGTTCAGGATGGCGGCCTGCAAGGTTTCTGGGGTCATGTACGCCCCGTGCTTGCGGATGGTAGGCAGAACCTCGGCGGTGACCCACTTGCGGAAAGGCTTCGCCTCCGGTTTGTCGCTACGCAAGATGACGTTGTAGAGGCCGGATTCGTTGATGACCGTTACATCCTGCATCCCGCCAGGGGTGTGAATCTGATTCATACCCTTTTCGTCAGCATCCAGTCTATCAGCAACTTTAGAGACAGTCCCAAGCCCCAGTACCCCGCACACGTCTTTCAGCACAAACCACGGCTCACCGTTCATCTCAACTGTGCGCACTTCACTGTCCTGGTACTTAAAAATCTGCAAATCGTTCATTTTACTTGCCCTCCCGCGGCATACTCATTTCAACCCAATCCTGTAAATTGTGCAAGGTATCCATCGCCGAGCGTAAAACCGAGCGATAGGCTTTCGCATCATTCAGAAACATCAATTCCTTTACGTGGATGTCCTCTTTGGGTGTGTTCTCGTTGGGACCTTCCTCAAAATAGTCATCAACAATGTTCAACACATTATCGAGGTCATCCAAAATACAGGAAACACAGAAAAGGTCGCAGGGGTTAGCAGGCTTGTGCATGATAAAATTACCTCTCATTCACTTGTAAGAGGCGTTACCAACTGGTATAATAGACTTACCAGAAGGTAATTCCTCTGGTCCTGAGTCCCTTGTGATGCGCGTCCGGCAAGAAGCGGCAGTACAAGGGGCTCTTTCATTTTTCTATGGACTTTTCCACAAGGTCTATCCCTTTGCGAACGATTTCGCTTTTCGACAAATTAAGTTTCGTAGCGCAATGTTCGAGCTTTTGGCAATACACCTCATCGAGCCGAACTCGCAGCATTGTGTCTTTAGGGGATTCACTTTTGGGGCGTCCAATGGTAGGCGACATAGTCATCACCTCACTTTTTGTCGCTACAGATAGTATATTGCTGTAGCTACAAAAAGTCAACCCCTGTTTTCAAATTTTATTCCTCGTTGTCCTTAGTCTGCCGTTCTGCGGCTTTCTTCCCGGCGGCCAGCAGCTTTAGCAGGCCATCAGGGACATCGGCACCCATGTGGGCAGCGTTCTCGGCGATAGAGCCGAGTTCGGTAAAAATGTACCACACCAACACCACCGGCAGGATCAGATTCTGGTACGTAATGCCCAGGCCGGGCAGGTTTTCGACCGCGATGCTGAGAACCGCATCGGTCAGTGCAGCCACGCAAACTACCACGATCATACCGGCCTTGTGCCAGATGCCGTCTCTGGCCACAGAACTGGCCCACTCTCCCCTGCTGGCGGCCGCCGCGCTGCCGGAGAGCCAATCCAGCACCATGCAGGCAGCCCAGGCTACCACCAGCCAGCCCAGCCAGCCGAATGCCGCGGTAAAGGCACCGCAGGCGGCTGCAATCACCGCCTTGACCCACAGGAAAATGTTGTCGTCTTTCATGGTTTACTCCTTTCGTTCACGCTGCCTGCGCGGTGCCCTTGGCACCTACGGCGGACAGCTTGTCCAACACGGCCTTGGCATCGCCCTGGGTGATGGGGCCGACCTCGATGTTCTGATGCGCCATCTCGGCATCGCTGAATTCTGCCCAGTACAGCCGCATGGCCACCAGCTGCAGCTGGATCGCAAGGCTGAACACCGCCATGGCCTGGGCGTTGGTCAGGTTGCTGGCACAGATGGTCTGCAGCGTGGAGGCGGCAGGCTTGTCCTCGGCCGGGCGCTCGACCGCATGCTCACCGGGACCGTAGGTGTAGACGCTGCTGCTGGCGGTGGTGAAGTCATAATCCAGCCAGGTCAGCGGGTTGGTGCGCTTGCCGCCCAGCAGCACCTCGAAGTGCAGGTGCGCGCCAAAAACGTTGCCGGTGGCACCGCTGTAGCCGATCAGTTGGCCCTCCTTGACCTTCTCGCCCTTGCAGACGATGAACTTGAACAGGTGGGCGTACCGGGTCACAAGGCTCTGCTGCTTGTAGTCGGCGTGGCGGATGTCCACATAGTTGCCGTAGCTTTGCAGGCTGCGCTCGTCGGTGGTGTGGCCGTCCCACAGCTGGGTGGCCGACACCGTGCCGTCCTCGGCAGCGTAGACCGGGCGCACGGCGGTGTTGCCGATCTGGGTGCGCAGGTCGATGCCGTTATGGCTGCGGCCGCTGTTGTAGTGCCAGCCCTGGGTCAAAATGTGCTGATCCAGCGGCCAGCGGAGTAAAACTTCCCCGTTCGATAATCTCATTTGAAAACTCCTTTTTTATGTTCTCAGCCACCAATTCATCACAACGTCCGAGGTGGGCTTTTCTTCCACCAATGCCGTGATGGTCCCGGCCCCGGTGTAGACCAGACCTCCGTTGATCTTGTCCATCGAATCGGCGAGGATCACATCGGTGGCAAATACGTTGGTCTTGTTGGTCGAGCCGAGGCTCAAAAACATGCTGTTGGCGGTCAGGTTCGGCGCGACCGAAATCTTCTTGCTGGGGTACACGGTCTGCTTGTAGGCAAAGCCCTGGGCTTGCTCATCCGTGGAAGCGGTCGTCCAGCTGTCCACGTAAAAGGTGGCGTAATACTCCCACGGCAGGGCAACGTAGAGGACTTTGTTCTGCACTGGGTTGGCACTGGTGCCGGACAGCGTGCTATCGACCGTGGTTTTGTTGGCACCTGATTCAATGCCACTCAGCTTGGAATACTGCGTCGAGCTCATCAGGCCGTTGATGTAGGCCGAGGCCAGACCGTAGGTTGTGTCGGAATTCGGAATGCCCAGGCCGGTGATGTCGCTTTTCTGCACAGCAGAAACAGCGGTGACGTGCCCCAAGCTGTCCACGGTGATCTTGTACAGGCCGCTGGCCCGGGCGGTATGCGCGGGGTGAGTGTACTTGTTCGCGCCCTCATCGATGCCTTTCAGCTTTGTCACGGCGCTGGGCGGCATTAGGCCCGTGGCCGTTTCCGTGGCCTCGGGAATCGTAACGGACTCACTAGCGGGTGTAACGTAAAGTACATCCTCATCCAGGGTACCGGCCTCTTTCATTGCTTCATACTCATCCTGAGATACCGCAACAACCAACTTTTTTTCAGGGGTAAAATATAATTGATTGGGGTCGATCTGGTTATTCTTTTTCGCATCTGCATACTGCTCCGCGGTAAGAATGTTCATTGTGAATTCGCCAATCGTTTCTGTAGTCTTTGCCAAAATCTCACCCCTTTACGTAATTGGTATCAGTGCTAAACAAGTTTGCAATATCACTCTGTTCTACCCAAATACCGCTTACTTTTTTGTAGACCTTAGATACATTCACCCAGCTGCCATTTACTTTAGTGCTCAGCACAGGGCCAGTCGAACCGCCGCCAGTGTAGTCTACAGTCAGATCAGCGCCGTAAAAACGCAAAGTCTGGCTGTTGTTTGTGGATAGTGAACCGCGTGTACAGGTAATCAGCAAGATAAGCTCGTTCAGGCTCTCACGATCCCACCAGCCGGTATCGTTAAAAGTCTGAGCCACTGGGGATGTTCCCAACTCAATTTCGCCGCTCAACCCGGCCGTGCCGAAATACAACTGCGCAACACCGCTCAAAATATACGGTGACGCATTCGAAATTCTGGCCTTTATCTTACAAGAGATAGAATTGATCTTGGCATCAGACGGAATCTTTGACACATCAAATTTGACTGCCAGTTTAGAAACCGCGCCGCCACCTTTGTTCAGGTTTAGCACCGTAAAGGTGTCACTACTTGCGCTGGTGAGGCCATTTGAAAGCGGATAAGACGCATCTACCGAAATATACGATGAGCGTTGGCCATCATATCCTGCAGGAACCAATGTTACACTTGCCATACATTAGCCCCCAGTCTGCAAATACAAATCGCCATTGCTGCCGGTCGAAGAACTGGGCTCGGAACTACCGATGTAGTATTTCTGGATGACAACGGTCCCCGCCACCCCAAAGATGGACTTGCCTGCCAGAATATTGCCGCCAACGAGGTTGGCATCGCCTTTAATGGTTTGCGCCCCGGACAAATACTGCCCAGCTGCAATGACCTGGTCGGTGCTTTTCGGGGTATAGGTCGCCGCCGCCTTTTTGGTGACACCGCTGCCAATGTACCCCGCGGGCACGGCTTCCACCGTGACCTGGCTCATGCCATCGTAGCCGGTGTCTGGGGTCACGGTTTGCTGGCTCTCGGTCGGCGTGACCGTCTTTTTCTGCAGCTTGGCAGCGCCAGCCCCCGCAAAAATACTGACTTTCTTGTCGCCTAAGTAAACGGGCATATTCTCACCACCTGCAAATTTTAATCGTTGTCTGCGCTTCGGGTGTGGCCCAGCTGCCATCGCCGCACAGGTACTTCTTTTCGTCCCCGGCAGCGGGTGGCGGAACCAGGCCGGATGTGCCCGCGGCCTCGGCGCTGGCCCCGGTGAACACATTCGGGGGCGTATATTCGCCCTCGATCTGTTCCCCGGCCGCATTGTGGGCGGTTTGCCCGGCCAGCAGGGTGCCCCTGGTCACGGTGTCCCCGGTCAGATCCAGCAGGGTCTCACTGCCCAGCACCACCTTGTTCACCGCCATGGTTAGCCTCCCACCGTCAGGGTCTGGCCGCCGGCGGCGTTGTCCACGTAGTTGGTCGGGATGGCCGCCACCGTGACTTGCGACAGGCAGTTGTAGTCGCTGTCGGGCAGCACGGTCTGCTGCTCAAAGGTCGGGGTCACGCTCTTGGCCTGGGGCTTCATGCCCTCGGAGGAGGACATGGAGCCCTCCACGCCCAGGATGATGACACCCTCGCGGATGTTGGCAGGCACCAGCTTGGCCTGCTCGGTCTCATCGATGGCGGCGCTGCCGCTGCCATCGTGGAAGCCCATGGGGATGGTGTACTTGCCGTCCTTTTGGGTGATTTTCCCGGCTACGGCCCCGTTGTTGGGCATCGTGCCGATCAGCTTGGCACCGCGGGCGTAGGCGGTCTTGCCATCCAGCATCTCGGCCACAGCAACCGTAGCGTCCGTGGAATCCACGTCCTTAGTGCTGGTGCCGGTGATGGGTGCGCCAGTCTTATCGTGGGCGGTAATGCCCTTGGCCAGCTTGTCTGGGGTCACGCTGTCGGCGGTCAGGTCGAGTTTGACCTCCTTGCCGATGATGACCTTATTTACATATTGGTTAGCCATTGAAATACTCATCTCCCATAATCAGGGTCACGCCGCCGCAATCGTTGGAGACCTCGTACCGGGGAATCTTTCGCACGGTCACATCGTCCGGCATCAGCTTGTCTTTGGTTTCCAGGCGGGTCTCCTCGTAGGTGCGCGGGGTCACGGTGGTCTCGCCCTTGTACTGCGGCGCGGTGGATAAAATGGTGGTCTGCCCCAGGTCGGCGGCCAGATCGGCATCGGTGCCAAACTCCACCACAAAGGCGGAGGGTGCGGCAAACTGTACGTCTAACGTCATGTAAGCACACCGTCTTTCAGAATCTGGCTGACCGGCACACGGAACACTTGCGAGGCCATGCGGGCAGATCCAACGCCAACGCGCAGCTGAATTTGCAGTTCCGTGTCCCCGCGAAGCTGCAGCGTTTCCTCCTCGGTCAATGTGCAGGAAAGTACATTACCGGACATCGTCACGTCCGGCAGGCCGCGCTCAAACAGCAGCTCGCCGCCCTGTTTGAACGCAACGGACAGCTTTGAGATGGTCTCGCACTCGATGGGCAGCGTAAAGGTAAAGGTCGGGGTCGTACCGCGATACATATCACACCACCTCGAACCACTCGGTATCGGTCAGCGCCGGGGCCGCGCCGTCCTGCAGGGCCATGTACAGCTTGTCGCCGTCGGTGTAGTAGTAGCCGGTGCAGACGGTCATGCCGTCCACCCAGTACAGCGGGCGGTCGTTGGTTCCGTAGGCGTTGGGGTCTTCCTGCAGTTCCCACGCAAAACCCGCCGTGCCGCTGTAGGTCGGCACCCACTTGTAGCCCAGTTTCGGGGGCATGGTTGGTTTGGCCTCGGTGGGGATCTCGGCCAACATCAGTGAGAGTTTGGTCGCATCGTCCAGCACGATGGTGCTCGCCTCGATCTCCGCCTGCTGCCGCTCGGCCAGTTCGGCCACGGTGTAGCGGTGGTACAGCTGGCAGTCCTCGTACACATCGTAGCCGGAGATGATGTGCTCAAGGCCTTTGGGGTCGTCCTCGGTGACAGTGCCCTGCATCACTTCCCGGCTCTCCGGCACATGCTCGGCAACCCGCCGGGCGGTGTAGAGATAACCAGCGGCAAGGTCGGGAGATGTCAGTTCCTCGTTGGTGATTTCATCGTAGATTTTCATGGGGTATCTCCTCACATTTCTGTACCTTTAATGCCGAATACCTGATATGGGAGACAATTCTCCCAACCACCGTTATTTAACGGGGTACTGATTACAATAGAATCGTCCTTAACCGTTACAACGCGCGTATACCCATTAGCACTGGCATAACAGTTCGCGCTACGTACTGCAATGCAGCTGGCACCATCAGTGTTGCTTGCAGTAGCATACATTTTGTAGAAAATGCTGTATGCAGCATAACGTTGACCGGATAAAGTAATGGCGCCGGAGCCCGGCCACTGTGATGTTGGATTGGGGTTTGTCCAAAGTAAAGTTTTCTCAGCAGAGGCAAGGTTTTCAAAGGCCTTTTTGAACTTCCCACCGCCGCCCGGAATCCTAGGGGATGTACCCATAAAATCACCCTTCCTTCATTTTGCGAAAATATTATTTGAGTTCCGTACCCACAACACCAAACACTTGGTACGGAATAACGTTGTCCCACTTGGTGGGCTGGTTCAGCGGGCCATTGATCGTCATGCCGCTGTCGGTAAATCTGACCATGCGGACGATGTTCCCGACACGAGAGTCGGTAACATAGTTGTTGGTGATCTCCGGCGACACAAAATTCAGCTGGCCGTCGCCAACCGCACTGCTGGAATACAGCTTGCAGAACACGGCATACACGGCGTATTTGTACCCGGTTAGGTCGATAGTTACAGAGCCGTAATTGCTGTTTGTGTGGTTAGAGTTCGTCCAGATCAGGACTTTTTCGGCATCAGCAAGATTCTCAAAGGTTTTCTTAAACTTGCCACCGCCTCCCGGAATCCTCGGTGCTACACCCATCAGCAGCCACCCCGCGCAGCACATGCCGCAGATTTCTTACGGGGGGGGGGTAAAACTACATACGAACGAATGTTTCATGCTAAACCTCCATCAACTTTGAATAACCCACCGCGCCCGGATCTCGGCGGTAGGCTTTTCTTTTACCTTAACCAGCACCGAATTGTACGCCGTGACCGTCACGCCGTCGTTGATGATGTCCTGCACTTCATTCAGCACATCATCGGTAGCGGGCACTCCGGTCTTGTCGTAGCCGATGCCGGACAAAAACTCGCTGGCAGCCGTCACCACCGGCGCATGGCTGTTCGCGCAGGTCAGCGTAGCCGTCTGCTGGTACAGCAGGCCCTTGGCCTGGTCGGCGCTGCTGCAAGCCGTCCACCCGTTCAGCGTAAGCCTGGCGTAGTAGATGTTGGAAACCTTGTCGATCGCCTTAAAAATATCGGTCTGCCGCCCCTGCGGGTCATAGGTCGCTCGCATCATGGCCGAGGTTCCGGCGTTCAGCTGGTTCAGTTCGGCTTCGATTTTCTGCAAAAACGCTTCAAAAGCGGCTTCCATCACGCTGGTGTCTACCGCGTCGATGGTATCCCGCATCAGGCCGCAGACGCTGCCATCCAGCCGCAGGTCTACCACGTTGTCGGCGCTGATCTTAGTAGCGCCGGTGGGCCGGGTCACCCGGTACAGGAAGATCTCGTCATAGTCGTCACTGCGCCGCAGGCTGGGCAGCGTGGGGCTGGCCGAGGCCGTACCCTTGCGCACTTCCAGACCTGCGGTGTTGGCGTTTTTGTCGTACACCAGGGCAATGGCATCCCAACGGGGATTCACGCCGTCGGCATCCTCAAAGGTCAGGGTCACATCGCCCTGGCTGAACGGGAACGCCGCCCACTGATCACTCACGTGGATGCAGCCCACGCCCTTGCCCACAGTGACCGTATTGTTGCCGTTGGTTTTGGCGGCAAAGCTGTCGGCGTTCAGCACGCCGCGGCTGCGGGCCGCATAGGCTGCGCCCAGCGCCACGCTGGTATACTGCTTATTGTCCAGCGGCCAGCAGATAAGCTCGGTCAAAGCACATCACTCCTTTTTAAAGGTAAAGTTGTCAAACACAGGGCAAAGGCTGCGCCCGGTGCTTTCGTAGATGATCTTGATGCTGGCCACCCGCGCGGTGGCTTCCAGGCCGATTTCCTCCACCCGCACCGGCACAATATCGCCCAGGGCGTAGTCCTGGCCGTAGATCATCTGGCTGTCGGCGGCGGTGCATTTCAGCTGCCGGGTCCCCAGGTGATTGGCCAGAGCTGCGCGGGCATAGTTCTGCACGGCGGTCTGGTATTCGGTTTCGGTGTAGGTTTTCTCGGTGGTGCTGCCGTCCGCGTTCTGCACGGTGTATTTGTGCTTTACGCTGCTGCCGTCCACCCACAGCTCGTGCCGGGCATTGCCGGCGGCTGTGATGTCCCCTACCTCGCAAAAATACCGGGTAAAGCTGTCCCCCTCGCTGGGTTCCTCGCCGCCGCACAGCACCACATTGGCGTAGTCGCTGGCATCCTCGGTATAGGTTGGGCTGGAAAGGTTCTGCATCCGGGTCGAAAAGTAGCCCATGTACAAATCGCTCCCCGGTGCGCTGCGGTCCTTGCCCTGCAAAAGTTCCAGCGTTTCGCTGCCGGTGGCCGGGTCAAAGGCGCAGCGCAGGCCAAACCCGCCGGTCTCGGCCAGCTGGGTCATGGCATCCAGGCAGGTCACCCATTCCAGGTCCACTGCCTCACAGGGGGCAGTAAAATCAGCGGCATCCGGCAAGGCCACTTCCAGCTCGCGCAGGTTGGTACGGCACAGGTCCAGCAGCCCTGCGGCTGCATCGGTCACGGTGGTCTTGCCCTTGGCTATCCGCTGGGCGAACCGCTGCAGGGTAAACTTGCCCCGCACGGTCAGCTTGCGGGCATCGTTGTCCAGTTCCGTGGCTACGATCAGCGCGGCCAGGCCGGGGGTGTCCGGGTTGTAAAGTACGGCCCCCTGCACCAGCATGGCGCGGTTGGTAGCGGTAGCGCCGCAAACCAGCTTGATCTCGCCCACATCGGCAAAGGCCGGGGCCCACTGCAGGCTGTTGGCACTGTCCACCATGCCCATGCGCTCCCCGTTCTGGTATACATACAGGCGTAAAGCGTCAGACACCGGCCGCCACCCCCTTAGGAGCCGTCACTGTGGCGGTCAGGTTTTCGCGGCCCTCGTCAGCCGTCAGGCGCAGCACATTGTCGCCGGTGTCCAGCGTCATCCACAGGTCGCTGTCGTAGTCCAGCCAGCGGAACCCGTTCACCTCGGTACCATCGCTCTGGCGGTAGGTGCAGCCACGAGAACCATCCACCGTGGAGATGATGGCCGATTCACCGGGCAGCATTTCCTTGTTCAGTTTCAGGTAGCTGCGCTTGCCGTTGTGCCACAGCATCGGGTTCTTCACGCGGGCCGCAGCGGTCAGGGTCAGCACAAACTCGGTCTCGGTGCTGCCGCTGTTCACCACGGTAGTGTACACATCTTTTTTGTATTTGCTGATGTACCAGCTGCCGGCGGTCGAGACAGGGGTCGGGAACCAGCTGCCCTCCAGGCCGCCCAGCATGGTGGCTGCCGTTTCCACGGTGCGCCAGTAGGGGTACGCTGCTTTCAGTTTAAACTGAAAGTTCAAAAGGTGTTCCCCGCCGCTCACATCCGGGGTATGGGCGGGCAGCACATCCAGATACCAGGTGGTATCGCCCACGGTTTTCAGCCAGCGGGCGGCCTCTTTGGGGCGGATGAGCCGCTTCAGCAGCGCCTCGTTGGCATCCAGGTCCCGCAGGATGCTGCCGGTCACGGTCAGGCTGCGGCTGCCTACGGATTGCCCCGTGATGGTCTTGCCGGTCTGCCCGGTGGATTGCTGCTCGGTCATTTCCACGTCCAGGCCGTCATCGCCGGTCAAGTTCGTGATCCAGAGATCGCTGTCCACGGCAAAGCGGATGGTGCTGCCGTCCGCCGCCTGAAAAGCATATACAGGCACAGTCCTTGCCATGCGCACCTCCTTACGGGATAGCCTATTTCAAACGCTGGGCCATGGATTCCGCCTCCCGCGTCAGTTCCGATTCGGACAGGCTGTCGTGAGTGTGGAACTCGTTGTTCAGGTTTACGGTCATACCGCCCGGCTGCCAGGTATCGGCAGTGTTGCCAAAGCGGTTGTTGCTGCGCAGTGTACCGGCCACAGCTACCTGCATCGGCTCGGCCGTCGCGCCAGAAAGCATCTCCGCCGCATCCTCGACCATCCACAGGTTGTCGGTAATGCCGCGGGAAAGCCCGGCCATAAAATCAGGCATCCACTGCTCATACATCCGCAGCGGGCCGATGTCCGGGCGGGAAAAGTGCATGTAGGAGGCAATCGCCGAGGCTACGTTTTTCACGGCCCCGACTACAGCCCCGATGGAGCCGGTAATGCCCTTGACCAGCCCCATGATCATATCCTTGCCCCAGCCGATGAACTTGGCAGGCAGGCTCTTGATGTAGCTGATGCCGCCCTGCATGACCGAGGTGAAGCCGGATTTCAGTGCGCCGCCCATGCCCTGGATGCCGCTGCCCAGCAGCTTGATGACGCTGCCGCCCAGTTCAATCCAGTTAAAGGCGGTAATGACATTGGCAACCGCCAGCAAAATTTGCGGAATGTTCGCCACCAGCGTGGGCACAGCCTGAATCAGGCCCTGCCCCAGCATGATGATCAGCTGCACACCCGCTTCCAGCAGCTTGGGCGCATTGTCGTTGACGATGCCTGCAATATCGGTCACAATGCCGGGTATGTAGGTGATCATGGTCGGCAGGCCGTTGATAAGACCCTGCGCCATGTTCAGGATGAACTGGATGCCGGTGTCTACCAGCTGCCCCGCATTGGCGCGCAGCCCGCTGGCCAGGTTGGCCGCAATGGGCAGCGCCTGTGCCAGCAATTGCGGGATGCCCGTAACCATTCCTTGCCCCAGCTGGGTCATCAGATCGATGCCGCTTTGCAGCAGCTGCGGCCCTACGTTGGTGGTCAGGTCTGTGAAAATGCTGCCCAGCCCCTCGGCCAGACCGGCAAAGCCGCCGCTGGTAAAGCCATCCGTAAGGGTCTGCAGGTAGCCGCTGGCCAGGCTCACAGCTGCGCCCAGCTTGCCGCTGACCGAATCAAACAGCGCAATGCCCAGGTTGGCAGCGTTGGTTTTCAGGCTCTCCATCCGGTGGGCCATCGTGTCGGTCATGGTGGTGTAGGCCGTCTCGGTCGCACCGCTGCTGTTCTCCATCTGGGCCAGCACATCGTTGAACTTCTCCGCGCCGGAATTGGCCAGCGAAAGCGCACCCGTACCGGCTTCCACGCTGGACCACAGCGCCGCAAACTTGGTGGCATCGCCGCCTACGCTGTCGTACAGCACCTGCAGCACATCACCCAGGCTCTGGCCGCTGTCCATCAGTTCAGCAAAGCCCTGGCCGGTCTCTTTCTGCAAAATCTTGCCCACAGTCGAGCCGGTGTCGCCCAGCTCGTTCAGCATGGACTTGGTATAGGTGGTGGCCTCGGCGGTCGCAATACCGTTGGCCGTCATAATGGCCAGGCCGCTGGACAGGTTTTCCACGTTCACCTTGTAGGCTGCCGCCAGCGGGATGACCCGGCCCATGCTGGCCGAAAGTTCGTCTACGCTGGTTTTGCCCAGGTTCTGGGTGGTCAGCAGCACGTCCGAAACATGGGTCGCTTTGTCGGCACCCAGGCCGTAGGCGTTCAACGCCGTGGTCAGGATGTCGACCGCCGAGGAACTGCTGGTAAAGCCCGCAGCAGCCAGCTTGGCGGCCTGCCCCGCAAAGGCCACGGCATCGCCGGTATCTTGCCCGGCACTGATGGCCTGGTAGGTGGCCTCGGCCAGGTCGCCTGCCGCAATACCCATCGTGCCGGAAAGGTCAGTGATCTGCTCTTTCAGCTCCCCAATGGGTACTTTGGTGGTATCGGCAATGGTTCCCACCTTGGCAACCGCCGTCTCAAAGGCGCTGCCCTCGGTAAAGGCAGCCTGCAGCATCTTGCCGATGCCCGCTGCCGCAAGGATCTTGCCCACTGCGCCGATCAGGCTCTTGCCCAGGCTCTGCCCGGCAGTAGCACCCGCAGCGGTTACTTCCCCGCCCAGCGCTTCACTGATCTTGCCGCCGATGCCGGTGGCCGAGGGGATGATCTCAACATAGGCTTTCGCCAGTTCGGTTTTGCTTGCCATGGCATCAGCCTCCCTTCAAAATTTCTGCTTTGGCCGCTTCAAACTCGGCAGCCGTGGCAAAGCCGGTCACCTTGCGGCGGTGAGCCGTGCCCAACAGGGTATCCAGCACCGGGGCAGGGCGGTTGCGGCCATGCTGGGCGTCTTCGGTCTTGCTCCACACCAGCAGCTGCAAACTGTCAGCCATCGCGCCCAGCAGCAGCGTGTCGGTCGTTATCGGGGCATGGTTCAGCGCCATGCAGGTGCGGCTTGTCTCCCGCAGGCCCCCGGCCAGGGTGGCCGCCAGCGGCAGCCCCAGGGCGCGCCAGTCCAGTACATGGTAGGTTTCCGCCATGTCGCACACCAGCTCGTCCGGGGCCAGCGCTGCCATCCGGGCCAGGGTCAGGAGTTTTTTCCCGCTTTGTAATCCAGCAGGATCTGCACAAAGTCGTTGGCGACAGCCTCGCCATCGACAATGCCGTCCTCATCGCGGTGGAGGTCGTACAGCTTTTTCTTCAGGTCTTTGCCCAGCAGCAGGTTCAGCGCATCGCTCAAACCGGCATCGCTGCCGCGCTCCACTTCCACCAGCGCGTCCAGCAGTTCCATGTTGTGGATGCGCTTTTCCGGGATGGCGTAAACAAAGCCGCTTTTTGTCTTGCCGGTGATCATGCCGTTTTCTCCTTGATGTACTCGTAGTGGGTGTTGCCGTCCGTGTCCGGCGTGGCGGTGATGGTAATGTCATACCCCAGCGCTTCCTCATCGGCGTAGACGATATCGTCCATCTCGGTGATCTTGGCCTTGGGCACGACCACGCGCTTCAGCACGCCGTTCAGGATCAGCTCCACCACCCAGGCCTTGTCCTCGGCAGCGCTGCTGTTGGCCTTAACGGTCAGCCCGGCCTGGACGGTGCCGGTCACGTTGTCATCACCGTATACGGTTTTCAGCACATCGGGGTTCAGTGCTTCCAGCAGCTTGAACTGGAAAGTGTCGTCCTTCTCTTTCTGGTAGGTGTACACGGTATCGCCGCCCCAGGCCTTGATCTTGTCACCGTCCGGGCTGTTCGCGTTGGTCAGGCCGTCCTCGCTGATATAGCCCAGGCACACAAATGCTTCATCCAAAGCGGTGGTGGCATCGGTGGGCAGCGTAGTGCCAACAGGCGCACGGTACACTGCGCCGCCGATCTTGGGCTTACTGGTGGTTACATTTTTGGTGTCTGCCATTACAGGCTCCTTTCCCGTGTCCAGTGTGGACACGCGGTTATTCGTAATAAGTCACCGCAAAAACCGCCTGGTAGCGGTATTTTTTGGTTTCGGTATCGGTAAAATTGTAATCGCGCTCCAGCTTGCAGGCCCCCACCTGGTCAAGCGTGGGCAAAGCCAGCATGGCTTCGATCACGGCATCGTCCAATTGTGCTGCCTGTAACAACGTGGGCGCGTAACTCTGCACGGCCAGGCTCATGCGGCGGATATGGTCATGCCGCTCAGCCCCGGTGCGCTCCAATACAACAAAAGTGCCGGAGGCTCCCTCCGGCACTTCCATCGTCACAGGAACACCCAGCCGGTCGCGCAGATAATCCAAAACAGTCGTTTCGATCATCGCAAAGCCTTTTCTATGGTGTTGTTGTGGTAGTTGTCGCGGCGGGCCTCAGCAGTCTGGGGATACACGGTGGCAATGGCGCGGGTCTCTTTCTGCATGCTGTCCACAGCGTAGCCTGCACCGCAGCGGGCGGCAATCTCCTCGGCATGCTCGGTGCAGATGGCCTGCATCTCCTTGCTTTTCAAAAGCCGCCGCACCCCGGCGCTGTTCAGCTTGATTTTTACCTTAGCCATACCGTTCCACCTTTACCTGTTTGTTCCATGCCAGCGGTACAAGGCTTTCCATGCCCTGCACCACATCGCCGTAGGTGCGGAACTTCTGCCCGAAAAACTCCACGGTCACGTTGTGCCAATCATGGCTATCCCCTTTTGGCAGGGCCAGCGTGTAGGCCAGCCGCCTGCCAGTCAGGGTCAGTTCGTTCACGATGGCAGCGGTGTCCGGGGCACCAACCAGCACATTGTGCACGGTCACGGGCGTTTCTTCATACACCGGCGCATGGAAAGCATCCTCGCCGGTCTGGTGCTTCTCGTACAGCACCACATCAATCCCCCGAAGCATCGCAAAGCCCCTCCACCGGGCTGGCCGCGCCGATGCGGTTGCCCGCACCCAGCAGCTTTTTTTCCAGCTTAGAGAGGTACAGCTCCCCGGCGCTGCCGCTGCTGCCCATGGTCCAGCTCTGGGTATAGCCCAGCGCTGTAGCGGATCCCTGGGTAGCGCCCATGGGGTACAGCGGGGTCTCGCCGCCGGTGCCGTCACCCAGCAGGCGGCGCACCATCCGGCAGGAGACCAGCCTTTTCACGTCCGGGTCGGCCTCCCGCCCATAGGCGTCAATGATGACAGCCGCTTCCTCTAATAGGTAAAAGCAGCGGTTCCGTTCCTCACCACTCAGGGTGCGGAACCCGCTCTCCACGTCGTCCAGATCGGCGTATCCCATGGGGTGCCCTCCTTATCAGGCCTCGGTGCGCTTGATGTACAGGGTCTGCGGCTTGGAGACCTTGATGCCGTAGACCTTGCGGCCCTGCACGGCGCTTGCGCCGATGTACTTGCCGCTGCCGGCCAGATCCTGCAGGTGGACGGGGACCTGCCACTCCATCACGCGGTGGCACCAGTTCGGGTGGCCAGCAATGAACTCGGTGGTGGTCTTTTTGCTGGCCACGCGGGTGGTGTTCTCGTAATCCATGTTGTTGGATTCAAACACGTTGAAGCCCGCGATCTTACCGGCCACGCCCGCCTGCACCATCTCCTGAGACAGGTCGCCGCGCTTGATGAAATGCTCATCCAGCATCAGCACTTCCAGGTACTCGGGCGAGACGATCATAAAGCGGCCATCGGCGGGTACGCCCTTGCGGCTCAGCACGCGCTTGGCCTCCAGCGCCAGCTTGTAGGCGTTGGCCTCGGTAGCGGCGGTCTTGGTGGCGCTGATGGTGGCGCCGCTGGCGGCCTGCAAAGCCTCGATGGACTTCTTGTCGATGGACAGGCCCAGGCTGTAACCGGCGCTGTCCAGGCGGTCGGCCACAATGCCATCGGGCACACTGGCGGCATCAAAGCCGTCGATCAGCTCGTTCACGGCCTCATCCTGGTCGATGTTCAGCTCCAGGTAGGTAGTGGTACCGGCCTCGGGGTCGATGCCGGTGGCCTTGTTGTAGTCCTTGACAGAGACCTCGGTATCACGCACCGGGATCTTGACCTTGCCCGCCTTAGGGTCGCCCTCGTAGCGGTTGTTAAAGATGTAGTTGTCACGGGTCACAAGCTGGTTGCGCAGCTTAGCGTCCACCAGCTTGCTCCAGCGTTCCTGATTTGCATGTGCCATAATTGGCTCCTTTCTGTAAAACTTACACTTTCAAGTTCGGATTCATCGACGCGAAAGCAGCCTCCACGCCGTCCACCATGCCGCCCTTGCCGCGGGCGGCGGCCTCGCCGCCGTCTTTCACGTTGGGGTAGCCGCCGGGGGCGGCATCAAAGGCCCAGGCCTTGTCTTTCACCAGGGCATCCAGCGCGGTCTTGATGTCGCTGGTGCGGTCCTTGCTGGCTTTCAGCGCCGCCACATCCAGCATCCCGCGGATGGCCTTTACATCGCGGCCGTGGGCATCGCGGATGGCACCGTCCAGGGCGGCATCAAAGGCAAAGCTGTCGGCCTGGTCGGTCAGCTGGCCCTGCAGCTTGGTGATCTGCCCTTTCAGGTCGGCCACGTCCACCCCCTCAAAGGCTTTCAGGCCGTCTTTGGCGGTGTTCAGCTGCTTGGTCAGGTCATCCACCTGGCCTTGCAGGCTGGCGGCCTTGGTCTTTTCGGCGGTGACGTCCCTGCCGTTTTCGCCCATCAGCCAGTCCAGCTGTTCATCGGTAATGCCGGGGATCTTGTTCTTGACTTCTTCGCGTTTCATAAGGGTTCCTTTCCGCCTGCGCTTTGTTTACGCGGGTCGCATCCGCCCTGGCTGTGCAGTTTTACGCCATGCCGGGCAATTTTGGGTATAAAAAACGCCCGCCCCGGCCTCATGCGGCCAGAAACAGGCATAAAAAAACCACGGTGCGGTTGCATCGTGGTTAAAATGGATCTATCAACAGGAACGGGGAACGGCATCTGAACCGTTCCCCATCGATTGGCATTTGGCGGGTGTGCCCCTTCCCGCATTTCTTTTGGCCCAATGGGCGCGTAGCAGCACAATCTCTACTTCAAATGCAATCTTATCCTACGCTTATTATAGCAGATTCATTCCTTTATGTAAAGAACAGGATTCTTCTCCATCAGTTTTTTAAGATTCTTTTCACGAATCCGATAAAATGTCATAACAGAATTTTTGAAATCCGGGTTATCCGTATCCAAAACCAGCCGCAAGACGACATTCAAATTCGTGTCAGGAAGTTTCTTAACAGCAAATACAGTGCCTACGTTTTTTATGTCCTGAATCAGAATGTCCGGGGACAAAATGGATTCGCGTCCATATTGTTCAAACAAAAGATAATCCTCTGGATGTCGTTCCTTAATATGCGCGATTCGTTCATCCGTCACGACAACTTCTGTGGTCTGCAAATGACCAAACGTGGAAATGAGAGGAGAAGGGTCTAAGTTACCAAGAACTGTCAGTTCTATCTTCTTCACGCTCCCATCGCTGTCGATGGAACCAAGTATAGCACGATTCTGCGTGGATGTAAAGGCGGCTTTCCTCGCCGCATATGCTGCCCGCTTCTGGGCGTTGATGCGCTCCTTGTTGGCGGCATAATTCACCCGGCGCAGTTTGTTGATGTCCCCATCAGCGGCACGGTACTGGCGCAGGTACTTGTCCGGATCGTACCCGGCCACGGTGCTGCGCCCGTCAAACCGTATCGCGTACTCACAGTCGCAGTTGGCGTGGATGTGCTCGGCATGCCCGCCTTTGATGGCTGCCTGGCTGGCTTTCTGCCAGCCGCGGCTTGCCAGCGTCAGGCAAAAGGCGCAGGTATCGCCCTGGGGCACCCAGGCCCACTCGGCCCCGTCCCGCAAGGCGTTTTTCAGGGTCGTGTCGGCCCCGGCGCGCTTGACTAAGCGGCTCACTCCCTGCTGCATCTGGGGCTGGCTGGCTTTGGTAGCCTGCACCATCCGGGCTACCTCGCCATAGCTTGCCGGTTGGGCAGGCTCGGCGGCAGGCACCCCGGCTTTGGCCGCAGCGGCCAGGGCATCGTACATCTGGCAGGCCAGTTCGGCGCTGCCCTCGCCGTACTTTGTCACCAGCGCGTGGGCGTAGGCGATCAATGCATCGGTGTCCCCGGTGCCGTGGGCGGCTATGTAGTCAGCCATCAGCTGCCCGGCTTTTTTATTCAGCTTCGCCAGCTGCTGGGTGTACGCCGCCCAGGCCGTCGCCGTTATCCTCATTTTCCACCTCTAACAGTGTTTTCTGCCCCCGCACCCGCTGCTCCTGGGCCTTGATGCGCAAAATGTCCGCCTGGTCAAAACCGATCATCTCCAAAAACGTATCGGTGCTGGCAAACTCCTGCCGGGCCGTGGCGATCTTGATGGCCGCATCGGCGGTCACGGCTACGCTGGGCATCGCCGGGTTCTTGAAGTGGGCTATAACGTCCCGCTCTTCCTCGGTCAATTCATCCAGCGTCACGCTGCGGGCAATGGCCTGGGCCATCTGGGCAATGGTGCGCAGCGCGTCACCGTTGCCGGTGTTCAACTGCTGGGCCATCAGTACCAGGGTCTGGCTCTGGGCCAGGATCGCATCGCTGCTGGTGGGGTTGGCATCATTGATCACGCCCACATCGGTCACGGTCAGGCCGGTGGCGGCGGCAAACTGGGTGGCGGTCATCCGCATTTTTTCCACATGGGGTGCCAGGCTGCCCTGGGCCAGCTGGCCGAACTCCGGGTTCTCGCCGGTCTCGGGGTTGCTGGTGGCCGTCAGCAGGCTGCCGACGTAGGTCTTGAACTTGTCGTTCATGAGGACATCGTACTGCTCATCGGTCACGCCCAGCAGATATTTCTGGGGCGTGGTGTCGAACTCCAGCGCCACGGTGGCGTTCGCAACAATGCGGACATAATCATCGATCAGTGCGCGGATGGCCTTTTTCAGCCGGGAGCGGCCAAAGGGTTTGTCGCTTGTGGCGTTCCAGATCAGCGGCTCCATCAGAGGGCGGCCCATACGGTGCCGGTGGCGTGTGGCTCGCCACTGGTTCTGCACCATTTCCAGCACGATGACCGCCTCATCGGTGTAAAAGTTGACAAGGCGGGGCACCCAGCGCCCTTTGAACTGCTCATCCGGCACGGTGTCAATGATGGCAAGCCCGCAGTCGATGCGCCCTTTTTCGCCGCTCCACAAAGCCGCCGCTGTGGCGGGGCTGTGGAACCGGATGCGGCAGCCGATGGCATCGTCGGCGTACAGCGTGGCGAACACGCATCCGTATTTCAGCTCATCCCGGCATGCCTTGCTGTATTCAGCAATCAGCCGGTTATCAGCCACCAGCTGGGTCAGGGCTTCGGTGTTTTTGCCTACAAAACCGTCAAACATGCTGCGCGCAGCCAGCACATCCACGGTTTTCTGGCCCCAGTTGCAGCCAACCTCCAGCTTTTTGATGCCGCCGGGCAGCGCAATGCCGATGTTTACATCGTTCAGGGTGATGTGCCCCTCGTAGTATTTGTCTTTGGTCTCATTGTAGGGCTGGTGGTAGTTGAACACCTCGGCCAGCGTTGCCAGCTGCCGGTTTTCCTCCAGGGTCAGCCCCGTGATGATGCCAAAATGCAGGTCGGTCATCTTTGCTCCTTTTAGCCGATGCGCATCTTGCGTGTCGGGTCTCGTTTGCAGGTTTTTGCGCCCCAAAGGGCCAGGGCACAGGCTTCCACCGGCAGGCTGTTGTCGCCGCCAAAGCCGTACCCGCCGCCGATGGGCCGCTTGATGGCGGTCACCGCGCTCTCGTTCAGCACCGTCTGGGGGCGATACCAGGTCAGGCTGTGCTCGTTCACGCTGTTGGTAAAACCGCCCACCGCCGCGATCACATCTTTCGTGCCGGGGCGGATGACGGAATTTTTCGCTTTCCAGATGGGGCGGATGCGCTCTACCAGCACGTCCACGCCGTTGCGGCCGTCAATGACCACACAGCTGGCGCGGTCGTAGCGGACATTCAGCCAGTCGGCCAGCCAGCCGTACCCCTGCCCCGAGGGCCGCATCTCGATCAGCGAGACGCGGGCAGGTCCCTCTTTCGGGATGACCGCACCACACAGGCAGACGGCAGAACCATCCGGCGCAAACTTTACCCCGTAGGCGGTCTTGCCCTCGGGTTTCAGCTCATCGCTGGCGCACTGCTCCCAGGCGGCTTTGTTTAAAGCGTAGTCGGTTTGTTCTGTCAGCACCGGGCTCCACCAGCCCAGGCGTTCCCGGGCAAAACCGTCTGCGCTCATACTTCGGTATTCTTCAGCTGTGAATTCTTCGCTTAAGCGTATACCCATGGCGGGATTGCATTGATACCATAAAGCACGATCATCAATGGCAATTTTGTCGGGCTGTTCACCTTCCACTGACCACTCGTGCCAGGCATCGTGCGCCCCTGGTTCCGTCAGGCAAGCTGTTCGCCGACGGCGGAACACCGTGCCGGGGCAACCAGGGTAGGGCGGTGTGCCCGTGTAGATGATTTGCCGGGTGCCAGTGGCCGAGGCGGACAGCGTTGCCATAATGGCTTCAACCTGATCATCAGTCAGTTCCTGCGCCTCATCGTACACAACAACCGATATACCATCAAAGCCACGTGCCGCTTGACGTGAGCGCGCTGAAAACTCTACGCTGCCCCCGTTTTTCAGCTCAATGCACTCCTCGCCGTTCGTGTAGCGGATATTTTTTACCAGTTCGATAATTTCGGGATGCCGCTGGTCTGTGAACATCCGCACCAGGCGGTTAAAGCTTTTCTTGGCAGTGCGCACCTGGTGTGCTGTATGCAAAATCTTTTCCCCGCTGATTACCAGCCCGAAAAATTCCCGCCCTTCCAGGCAGACGTTTTTTCCGTTCTGTCTCGGTACAGAAAGTCCGGCAGATGTCATGGTGTAGTTACCATAGGCATCCCGTCCAAGCCAGCAATCCAGTATCCTGCGCTGCCATTCGTCCAGCGGATTCCCGTAGGCGGCCATCAGTTGGGCCGCATCACCGCCGTCCGTGGCATACCGTGCCGGTTCAACTTGAACACGGGGAATTTGCGCCCCTGTCATGCGCCGCGCTCCCGGTTTTGCTGTACGATCATCAATGCGTTGACCGGCTTGACGTCGGCAGCCAAAATGCCGGGGGCGGTTTTGTCTGGCAGCTGACTTAGCAGCGCATTCAGCCCGGCAGAGTAGTTCTTCCAAAGGGCTTCATACGCTTTATATGCGGGGTTTTCCCGTATACCGCTTTGACCTCCGCCGTTATCATAGCCAACCGTGATGCTTTCCGTGCCGATCAGCTCTCGGGCATCGTCCAGCTTTACTTTCATCCAGGCAAGGTTCTGTACGGTTGGCTCCAGGCATCTGATCTTGTTTTCAGGTACGCCGCTATCTTTCAGCAGCTTTACCAGCTTTCGTACTTCTACAGCGGTCCGCTTTTTGATTTCATCTGCACCAGTGGCGCTTCTCTTTTTACCCATTTTTGATATCGTTCCTCCCAAATTCCACCACCCCCTGCGCGCATCCCCATCGGGGGTATTTCGGCGCTGGGACGGGGCAGGGTCGCCGCCGCGGGGGCCGGGGGACCCTCCCCCACTACCAGTTTCCATCGCTGATTTTGGGCGCTTTTGTGATTTTTTGCCCCGAATCTGCCCCGAAAACGCCTGTTTTGTTGCCCTTTTGCGCGTTGCAGAAGTAATGCGCGGGCTGCAGGTTGTCCCAATCCTCGGCCGCAGCGCGGGGCGAAGCATACCCAAACTGCCGCCATTTCGACACAGGTTTGATCTCATCAATGACAAAGGACAGCGGATGCGCGGCATCGGAAGGTTCCTCGTAATGGATCGGCCCAAGCCTGCCATGACAGATACCGCACGGCCCACCCATGGCCCGCAGCCTGGCGCGGTATTTGCGGCGCAGGGCCCCGTTGGCATACCGGGGATTGCCGGTCGGTCGTTTCTCCATAGGCACCCCCGGTGGTTATTTTCAATAGCCGCCCCGCCAGCACACAGACGGAAGAGAAAGCAAAGGATGTGTGTGAGCTTCTCCGGGCTGATGGGGCAGATGGCACAGGCGGAAGGACTTGCACCTTCATCTTGCGGTTTTGGAGACCGCTGCTTTACATTAAGCTACGCCTACAAAAAAGCGCCGGTCTTTCCCGGCTGTCAGCTGTGATAAAGAATAGGAGGATTCGCTATGGACGCAATCGCTGCCGGAGGCTGCCCAACTCCCGGCAACACAAAAGCCGCAAGGCGGTTTCCCGTTCCTTACGGCTTTTGATGATACTATTATAGCATGGATTTTTGGCTTTTTAATGCAAATCTTATGTTTCTTTAGCGGAATCAGCTGGAACAGAAGTCTTTGCATTGCGCATCATTTCGTGCATATTGATTACCGGCAAAACAACAGACGATGTTTCAGGCTGAGAAGTAAGCAAGGTCATTTCGGCACGAGCGTACGGATACAAGATTGCAGATGCATTTTCGCGTAGAATAACTTCCAAGTTGGGAGTATTATCGTCTATCTCACAATAGCCAGTAATGCGAACAGAAGCATCAAACTCATTCTCTTTGGATACTGTTATCATTAAAGAAACTAAGTAATCATTTACTCCACGCTTACGAACAGTGGTTTCAACCTCAAAAGGAAGTTCGTCCACATCGGGTTGGCGAAAGCCTTTTCTTTTAAAGGACAATTCATCAAAAACAAAATGTTTTATTTGAAGAACACTTTTAACATTTTCGTTCATAGTAATCACTCACTTGATAAATTATGCAGCAGGATAGCATCCTCTGTCATATGTGGTATCAGGGCGTGCAGAAATTGTTGATTTGTACAAATATCCAACGTCAGATAAGCTATTATCATTTTGAGACGAATAAGATTCAACCGTTGCACGAGTTGATGAATTACAGATGGCTTTTCCCTTCCATTGCATATCATCGTCCGGTACAGGGAAAGAATATGAATCAAAATCATCTATAGAAATTGGGCAAAAGTTGAAAGTGTCTTCCGAATTGCACGTATACGAGATGCCAACGGCATCAAGCTCCTCACGGAGAATTTTAGCAAGCTCTTCAGGAGAGTACGCTGCAAGCAGTTCCTTGACGTTTGGGGAATTCATGACATCAAGCCTCCTTTTTAATATTTGAAATAATTGCAGGATCACTTACACAAAACTGACGCTGTGTATCTGGAAATCCGTTAGGATTATCTCGCACGAGAAATGTAAATGACGTTATAGCGATTCCCTTGTGCAATCGTCGGTATAAATTACAAGCAAAACACCATTTTTTTCGCTGCTCGACTTTATGCATATCAGCCTTCGGAGAGTCTTTTACGGAAGCAGTAACATCGATAAATCCTTTAATCAATTCGTTTACTTGATCTCGCTGCGTGGGATCATCCAAATCAAGTAATTGAAAATCTTCGTAGGTCAATTTTACAGACAGAACAACTGGTGAGCAGCCCGCATGAGCGGGTTTATTGACTTCTCGAGTGGCCCAATCGGTGGCATACGCTTTGTGTGCAAAGAAATATGTCCCCGCACCCAACCATTCTATGTCTTTCTTGCTTATATAGAACTTGTTTTGGCTGATAATTGATGCAGCAGCAGTATCAGTAGTGCCATGATATCCTTTTGTTTTTATTGACATCTATGACCCACCTTATACATTAGAATACACAAATTTTATATCCTACAAGTACTTATATAATGACTTTACCACATTTTAAAACAAAATGAAACACTTTATAATGAGAAAAATGTGAAATTTCAAAAATTCTATTGACATTGAAAAAATTGATTATGATAAAAGTCCGAACTTTTTCGCTACACATCGTATAAACTCCCCATGCCACTCTACCAGCTTTCGTGCAGACCAGTGCAACTCCATCGCTGCCCCTTCCAATGTATGCGTCCTCTTCCAAAAAATCAGCCTGACCATCTCCAGCCGCATCTCCCCGTTTGGCAGGGAGCGGGTCTCCTCAATAGCCTGCTGCACGGCCTCTAGTTCCCGGCGGTTGATCTCCGGCAGTTCCCGCAGGGCGGCATCCGCGACCGGGTCACTGGTCTGGCCGTGGGCGCTGGGCATTCCCGTCAGGTTCGGGGACATTTTTGTGCGGCGCAGTTCTTCCTGCCGGACGCACAGCTCTGGGTAGCGGCGGATCATGCCTTTTACATAGGGCCACCAGTCGTATCGTGGGCTGCTCAATCGTCCTCACCTCCATGCCTGTGCTCCATGGCAATGCTGTTCTCCGGCTCCTGCCGGGTGGCAGCCTTCCCGGCGGAGACACCCAGCGCATAGAACCCGGCAAACATGCAGCCCAGGATGATGTCGCCGAGGATGGTTAAAATCATCTTATCCCTTCCTTTCTCCCAAATCGCAAAACCCATTTTCTTTCACCCAACGCGGCCAACCTTTATCGCTGACGCAAACAACATGCCCTGCATAGTATGTTTCGCAAGTGGAAAACAAACAATCCTTGCACCGTACCACGTCCACCAGATCACAGGCCATACTTGCGCCGCGCTGGTTATCGAATTTCAGGTCTTTCATCGTTCAAAACCTCCCGGATCGTGATTGTTGTCTCCGCCGGGCCGGGGTTGGGCTTGGCCCGCACGGTGAGCGAGATGTGCTGAAAGCTGTCATCCCGGATGATGCCGCCCTTGGTCAGGCCGTCCAGGATGAACTTGCCGGAGTAGTTGTCCGGGTCGCGGCGGCGGTTGTCCTGGAACTGGTACTCGATCAGCACATCGGCCCGTTCAAAAGGGCGCTTTGGCCGCCGGGCGCGGGCCTGCCAGGTGACGCGGTCTGTCCAGTCGGCTTTTACCGCGCGGTAGACCTGGACGTTCGTCCGCCCGTTGAACTGGTTCATCGAGGGCGGCACCCCGACGAACACGAGCCTAATCTGCTGTCCAATCATCGTGTCCTCCAGTTCCGGGCCGGGTCGCGGTTAATTTGCACCCGGTGGCCCTTGCTGCGCTCCGCAATGCGGGAGCCGATGGCCTCATCAATGGCGATCAGCTCGTCCAGCAGCTTTTCGGTGGAGATGATCGTGTAAAGCCGCTCGTCATTGTAGCGGTAGTTCAGCAGCTCGAAGGCGATGTTCAGGTCGCCCTGGGTGGGGCGCTCGGCCCCCTTGAACAGATCGTCGATGTAGAGCACCGGCGCGGTTTTCAGGTCCCGCATCCGTTCTACGCCCTCCGGCTCGTTCAGCAGGGCTTTGATCCGGGCACTTTCGTCACGCCACAGCATGTACCGCACAGGATACCGCAGGGAAAGCTCCTGCAGGATGGCCGTGCAGATGTGGGTCTTGCCGCTGCCGACCTGCCCACCGGCCAGGAACCAGCCCGCCGGGGCGGCCGCGTAGGCCTTGGCGGCGGCATAGATCCGGCGCTGCCATTCATCATCGGCCTGGTATGTAGCAAAGGTCATCCGCCGCAGGGTCTGGCCTAGGCCGCTTCTATCCAGACGGCGGCGGGCTTCCCGGCGGGCCAGGCAGTGGCATGGCACCTGTACGCGGGCGGCCATCTGTTCATCGTAGCGGAAATAGTACCCGCGGTTCAGGCAATCCGGGCAGTCGATGCCGTCATCCTTGGTTCCGGGCTCGCTGTTCATCTGGTCTACGAGGTGGCGCTGCCATTCTTCCTCGGTCATCTGGTGCCGGGGCTGTACGCCGGTATCAGACAAAATCCTCTGCAAACTTTGAAGCATTGGTCGCTGTACCTCCTTTCGGGCGCGGGCCTCTGCCGTTCTTGCGCTCCCATGTGCGGACACAGGCTTTCCAGTCTTTGATAGGAGCTTTCCCGCCCTGCTTCCAGCCGTTCGCCTCGTAATAATCCCAGAACGCTTCCGGATCTACCCCGTTGTTCCGCTCCCGGCAATAGGCGCGGACAGCTTCGACTGATTCTGGGCGGCTCTCTCTTACTCTCTCTCTATTATTCTTACTTATATTATTCATACTTATATTATTCTCCTGCCAGTTTTCCGGCAGGGGTAATGCCAGATTTTCGGCAGGGGGTATGCCGAGATTCTGGCATACCTCTCCCGGTTTTTCGGTATAGGGGGTAAAGTCGAGGCAGTAGGGGTAAATTCTGCGCTCTTTTACGCTGCCGTCGGCATTTTTGATGATTTCAACCTTCACATAGCCGCACTGCTTGAGCATTCCGAGTTGGCTCGTGAGCGTGGATTGCGAGACCCGGCGCTTTTGCCGGAGGTAGGCGTTCGAGGCATAGCAGTAGCCGGTATTGTTCGCAAGGGCCATGATCTCCGCCAGGAGAAGCACAGCGCCGTCGTTCAGGCGGGGATCATCCACGGCAGGAACAGGCAGCAACAAATAAACCTGCGCCCGGGCGCACTCATTCGGTACAGGATATTCTTCCATTTGCATAGTGACCTCCATCAAAACGGCAGATCGCCCTCGTCGTCATCGATCGGCTCAAACTGGACGTTGGGTTCACCGCTGGCGCTGGCATAGCCGCCCTCCGGGTTCCCTTGCTGCGACTTCGGCCCGGCAAAGTTGAGATTATTTGCCACGACCTCGACAGCTGTGCGGTTGTTGCCGTCCCGGTCCTTGTAGCTGCGGGTCTGCAGGCGGCCATCGATAACGATCAGGCTGCCTTTCTGGAAATATTTGCAGACGAATTCTGCCAGGCGATCCCATGCAACAATATCGATCCAGTCGACCTGACTCTGCCCGCTGGCATCCTTGCGCCCGCGGTCGCAGGCAATGCGGAAAGAAGCGACGTTTTTGCCGGTCGTGGTCTGGCGCATTTCAGGGTCGCGCGCAAGGCGGCCCATAATTGCAATTACATTAAGCATTTTCTGTCCTTTCTGTCGGGAGATAATTCGTCCCGAACTTGGCTATAAAGCCCTCGACCGTATCGCCGGTCTCGTTGAGGTATTTCTGCTCGCCGAGTTCATGCAGCAGCTGCATACGGTCAGGGTTGAAGTGTACGCCGTCCGGCGGTTCGTTGTGGCACCAGTGGCACAAGTCCACAACCAGGCCGTAGCGTTCGGAGAGGGTGCGGTTCGGCCCGCCGAAAATGTGATGTCGCTCCAGGGCAATCACCTTTCCGCACAAGTAGCATCTTCGCATTGCCACAGGCTCAACAGCCTGTCCACCTCCTCCGGGGATTTCGTTTCAATGCCCAGGGCCTCGGCATCCTCGATCAGATCGTCGAGGAGCCGGGCCATCTCGGCGCGGTCATAGGTGCTGGAGCCATAGTACAGGCATACGTCGTCATAGTCGCTGCCGGTGCAGTGGCCCATGGGTTCGGCTATCCAGCCGATGCCAGAGCGCTGCCAGTGTTCGCAGGTGTAAGCAACAGCGGCGGTTGCAACACGCACAATCTGGAACACACCGACCCGGCGGATCGCCTCGCGGTATACGTCCTCTTTCGTAACACAGACGTTCGATGTGCTTGTCTCGATGGCGATTTTCTCGCACAAAACCCAGCAGTACGCATTGGCCGACAGGCTGCGGCGCTCTCTGAACGGCTTGCAAGCCGCTGTGAAGGATTTTTCGCCGTTCAGCATATCCAACAGCCGGTACGCGGCGGACTCGTAGGCGGGCAGGATTTTCAGGCACAGTAACAGCCCCTCCCGCTCACGGGAGAACCGCCCGCCGTTGAATCGAATCTCGATCATAAACGCCGCCAGCTTTCGCGCAGCTTCTCCGTCCAGGCGGCGGCTGCCTCGGCAGCTTCCCCGGCAGAGGTGAATACCTGAGAGCCGAGCTTGTCCTGCCGCACCCAGACTGTGGTGCCGTCGGTGCGCTTGAGGAAAATCTCGGCGGGCGGCCCCTCATAGCAGGCGCACAGGATGACCGGCCGGACAATGTAGCGGCCCAGGCCGGGATCGCGGTCGCTGACATAGGAGATCATGTACAGGCAGGTGCCGAGTTGAGGGCGTTCCATCATGCCTGCGCCTCCTTCTGGGTGGCCTGCTGCTTTTTCCAGCAGGAATAGCACAGGCCATCGAATTTGATTTGTGCCTGCTCCAAGGTGATGGTCTGGCCGTTCTTGAATTGAAGCCCCTGCAGCGGGCGGCCGCACTTGGAACAGACAGGCTTTTTCGCCTTGGCCTGCTGCTGTGCCGGGGCCGCATCGGTGGTGTACTTGGTGGAATCAGCCTGCCAGTAAATGTCCGCACCCACGCCCAGCGCCTTGGCGGCCACGGAGAGCGCATCGGTAGTTGCCATCTTGTAGCACTCGTCCGAGCAGTTCGGGCCGTTGCGCTCGTTGGCGCAGAACATCGAGCCGCCGGTGCCGGGGATAGCATCCGACCATGCGCCGGTAGTCTTGTCGAGAAAGTAGAGGTTGAGATCCACGAAAGCGGCAATCTCGCCGGTCTTTTCGCAGGGCTGCAGCCATTTTTGGGTGATCTCGTATTTCCAGCCGATGCCGCAGGGGCCGAACACCTCGGTCAGGGCCTTGATTCTCCACATGGGGTTGATCTCGGTCTTGCCCTTGAGCCGCCCGCCGGTGATGGCCCGCTGGGCGTTGTCCGGGACGGTGCGGAACTGCTGGTAAAGCTCGAGGTTTCCCATTCCTGTTGCGTTTTCCATGCTGCTGCCCCCTTATTTGATCTGCAGATTGAACGATGTCTTGACGGTCGCGCCAGGTACGATAAGCCCGGCCTTGAGAGCAGTTTTCAGCGCGGTCTTGGACAGTTCCGGCTCCTTATACTTGAGAAGATCGTCCTGATTCACGGCCACGCCGTTGATCTCCTCGTGGTCGTGTGCCTGAATCCAGAGGACAACGCTCTCTACATCCGGCACATCCACGGCCTCGCTGGTACGGTAGGACAGCACGTTGCGGGCAGTTTCCAGCTTGGCAGGCTTCACGCCCAGACCGGCGGCCCGCTTGAGCTGTTTGTCCATGTAGGCAACCATGCGGTCAGCCTGGGCTTTCTTGGCCTTGTAGCGGGCGGCGAGGGCATCGGCCTCGGCCTTGATCTCCTTCGCCTCGGCCAGCAGGCCCTTGTAGGCGCAGGCACAATCGTCCAGCTTTTGGGCAAAGTCGCCCGTCAGAGATTCAAGGGTATCGTCGAAGGCCTCCTCCGGCACGTCCCCGGCATCGTAGGAATCCAAAAACTGCTGAATCATATCAGGAATTTCATAAAGTTTCATGGGAAAGCTCCTTTACTTTCTGCCCACAGGCCGGGCAGGTCGTTTTGTATCGTCTGCCGACCGTCCCCAGGATGGTGCAACACGTTGGGCCCAGACACCGGGGCCGGTGAGCGATAGCTGCACGAGCGGTGCCGGGGCTTGGCGAAAGGGTCGTAGTCAGGGTCGCCGGGCTTAATCGGCGGCAGCGGCGGTGTCTCCGGCAGGTATATTCTCGGTCCCTCCTTCCTGCTGGTAGTTGTGAATCAGGGTGTCGAGGCAGTCCTGCTGCCAGGCTTGGACGGATTTATAGCCCTGTGCGGCACAGATTTTCGGCAGCAGTTCGGCGGTGGCATCGTCCACGCGCAAACAGATTCGACGCCCTTTGCGGTGCCGGTCGCCCTTGCGGCGGTCAGGCTTGCGAGGGTGAACCGGAACGCGGGCCTCCTCGGGAATCTCGATCACGTCCGGCTGCACCGAGGGAAAGGCAATCTCGTCAAGGGCGTAGATGTCGTGCAGCGGGCAATCCAGCACCGAGAGGATCACGCCCATCAGGGGCGGGGTGGGCAGGCAGATGCCGCTTTCCATCTTGGAGTACAGTGCCACATCGACGCGCGGCTCGACTTCCTTCATCTTGGCCACGATCTGCGGCTGTGTTAGCCGCCGGTCGAGACGGGTTGCTCTTAACTCCATAGCTTTTCCGCCTCCTCCACGCTGTCGACGAAGTCTGCGGTATAGATCTTGTGATCGCGGTAATAGAAGTAGCGTTCGGCGTGAACCTGGCCGAAGTTCCAGCCGATGATACGGTGCTCGACGTGAATTCCCAACTCGCGGGAGAGTTCGAGCAATGTCTCGGCCGGAACATGCAAGGAGGGAAACTCTGCCGTTTCGCCTGACAGCAGTAAAAACTCGCAGTCCATCGGGGCGAGCGGCGGCCTCGTGAGCATGTACAGCTGGTCGAGGTGGTCAAGGACAGTGTCGAGCCATTCCTTCGGCTCAAGTTTCTGGTTTTTAGAGATTCCCATACAGCGCCACCTCCATTTCGCACAGGGTAAACCATGCGCCGCAGACCCAGTTCAGGGCGGCGATGGCGCCGATCAGCGTCAGCACTGCCGAGACGGTGGCCGTGGGCAATGCCGCCATCGCGGCCAGCCCCAGCAGGGCCAGCATCACCGCACAGGTTTTGCAAAACACCTTGCCAAAACGCACGGCATGCAGTAAAATATAGTTGTGAATTTGCGTTAGTTCACGTCTTTGGCCGTTCGGGTGCGCCAACACCCGGGCGGCCTCTTTGTTTTGATACATGGTTAATCCTCCATTATCAGTGAGCCTACAGTATAGATTGCGGCCATTACCAGCTCGTGCTGTCGGCCATGAAGCCAAAAGCAGATTATGTACACGATGCCCATAATCAGTAAAAACAGACGGATGTTTCTTCTACTCATGTGTTTTGTGTGGTTTCTCCTTTCGTGGTTCAGCAAATCAGGCTTGCGATCTGCTCGACGGTCATGCTGTTGAAACTGCCGTAGTGTCGATATACCCAGGCGCGGCTGCGGCCCAGGATCTTTGCAACCTTGGTCGGGCCAAACAGCAGTTCGCCGGGGAACAGTTCGGTGGCGCGGGCGCGTACGCTGGACAGTGTGTCGTGGTACAAAGGCTTTTCGCGGGGCATGAAAGCATCATCTCCTTTCAAGTTCAGCAGATTTGTCTTGCCAGTGCGGTGGCGGGGATGCGCTTGCCGTGGTCGCCGCCGATCCAGCCGGTGAACTGCTGGCAGACTTTCCGCTTGCCGCGGGTGTCATCGGGGCCGTAAACGATGCGGGCGGCCTCGGCTACCGTGACCAACTCTCCCGCTGCCTGGCTGCGGATACGCTCTAACGCATCCCGGTAGCCGTCTTTTTCTCGTGCCATAATAGGCCTCCTTTTTTAGTAATGCTGTCTAAGATGCAGCTCGATTTTTTCGCAGATGTAACAAATAGTGCTGTAGAATTTGACTTTTTGCTCGGTAATGAGTATTTTTAAAATAAGGACAAATTTTTCCATAAGCCCCTCGAAAAGAAAGGATGATGAATATGAGCGAAGACAAAAGCGATGGTAAGACGATTAACCTAAATGCCCTGCCAAGTTGTATCGATGAACCTGTGAAAGAAGTGCTGACACCTGGAGCAAAAGAAATTGGTGGCCTTTTTGGTGACTTACTAAGCCTTGCAACAGGCAAAATTCATTTTGCCGCAGAGAAAAGACGTATCCAGCAGGAACACGACTTACAAGTGTTTAAAGAAGGGCTTACCAAAAAGTTAGAAGAAAAGCCCAAAGAATGTTTGATAGAGCCGCGTTTACAGGTAGTCGGTCCAGCGATGGAACGTGCAGCATACTGCTTGGGGGAAGATCAAATCCGGGAAATGTTCCAAAACCTTATTGCCAATGCAGCTGACACGAGATATAATCAACAGGTCCATCCTTCGTTTTCAGCGATAATTGAGCAAATGTCGTCTCTGGATGCAGAAAACTTGAAATTGTTTTCGCAGCATCAGCAATTGCCAATAGCGGTATACAAAGTGAACTCTTCCGCGGGAACATCAAGAAACTATTTTAACAATTGCTTTTTGGCCAATCCTAATATGCAAGGAAAGGAAAGTTTTGCGCTACAAGCAGCATCAATTGGCTCCTTAGAGCGGCAAGGCCTTATAGAAACTACATACACGGAATGGATTAGCGATGAGGCAAGTTATCAGCCATTTAGAGAAAATGAACTCATGGAGGAAACAAACAACTTTGCAAACTTTTTGAAAATTGTGGAGAAAGACGCAAATCAAACTGCTGATATTGCAAAAGGTCTTGCAAGAATTACACCGTTTGGAAAGTCATTCATAAAAGTCTGTTTTGAGGCATAAGCTGGAAAAGCCTTAAAGGGACTATAGAATCCGATGTCTGATTGCGCTCCCGGTGCAGTCTGTAATTGTTTCTACAATGCAAGCTTCATCAATCTGCCGCTCTTGTATTGCGAGTACAAGGGCGGCGATTTCTTTTGCATCGCCGGTGATCTAGATGGTCATCGGTTTCACCTCCTTTTTGCAAAAATTTGCTTGTCAACCCCCTGGTAGTCCGAAGCATGGGACGGGTGGGGTGGTATAATAGAACTGTAAGGAAACCGAACATTCGCTTAAAGCGAGTTTCACGACAAAAAAATAAAATCTGCCGGGAAATTATACACAGCTTCGATTTTCTGCACAGTTCCCCATTGGGGGACAGTTTTCCCAGATTCATAGTTCTGCAACGTGGCAACGCTGACGCCGAGGGCCTTTGCGGCCTCTTGTTGGCTGAGTCCTGCGTTTACTCTGGCTGCTGCAAGCGTGATTTTGGGAAATTTCTGCATCTGCATTCATGGCTCACCTCCGTTTCTGTCTCTTATAATACTCGCTATAAGCGAATTTGTCAAGCTAAAAGCGAAAATGTTTTTGCAAAATATTGATTTTGCTTTGCTTTTAGCGTATAATGGGGTCATGAGGAGTTGATTTTATGAGCGACAACGCCAAAATGATCTTTGCCGATAACCTTAAATCCTATTTAAACGCCAAGGGCCTCACCCAGCTGGATTTGGCCAACTATATGGGGTGCTCCAGCTCTACAGTGTCGGACTGGTGCAACGGGCGCAAATATCCCCGCGTTGATAAAATGCAGCGTATGGCGGATTGGCTGGGCGTTCGGATGTCCGACCTTACCAGCGAACACGATAAACTCGATGATGCCGATATAGCGTTCTACAACCGTTATAAGCAGCTGACCGAGGAAGAAAAAGAAGATATGCGCGACTTCCTCGACCTTATGGATGCTCGGAGGAAGCGCCGCGAGAAAGGCAACTGATGTTCAGCACTTCGGAATTTTACAGCTATTGCCGCACCCACGATGTGGATATTATCCCCTTTAACCGCCTGCCGGCCGAGGCCACAACAGTGCGTTACCATAATGCCTATGCGGTGGGGCTGAATTTTCTAAAATTGAAAACGGTCCGCCAGGTTCGCACGGCGATGCTGCATGAATCCGGCCACCTGCACACCGGGGCGCTGCACAAAGTGGACAGCCCATTTCAACTGGTGGCGCAGAACGAGCACCGCGCTGATGCAGATTCTTTCCGCCGCTGCTTGCCAGCCGAGGAGATCTGCCAGGCCATGCGCCAGGGCTACACCGAACCCTGGCAGCTGGCCGACTACTTCGACCTGGACGAGGATTACATAAAAAAGGCCCTGCACTACTGGACAGAGTGCAGGGGTATAGACTTCAACCGGTAAAATCCGCTTCGGTGGTATTATAAGAGGAGATGTGTTTCAATGAACGCTTTGACAGGATGCTTAGTCTTTTTCCTTATCCTTGCGCTGTTAGTCTATGCGTGGCCACTACTGTTGCTTTTGGCTGTGATTGCGATCATTTATCAAATTTACGCTTCTATCTATTTTAAAGGTGAGAGTTTTAGCGCTATAAAAGGAAAAATCCAAAATCACATCCAAGATTGCAACGATCTAAACGACCACATCGAAGAGCTGAAAAGCACAGCGCTTGTGGTAAATCGTACGGACTATGGAGAGGCTGTTTATCACGACAACAGCCGATGGAACGTCAAGCGTGATGCACTGAAGAATCAAACGTACGCACCTTACATTTACGAGTGCTCTCGCACCGTTTGCGATAACGCGCGGAAAGAACCTTTTAAGTACATCTGCAAATACTTTGGCATTAAGGCTGATGAGGAAACCCTGGAAAAATTTGAAACGGCCTTGAATGATTTCTCCGCAGCTGAAGACGGCAAGGTTGCTCTAAAGGCTGAGCGTGAGGCAATTTTGGAGAGCATTTCCGCGGACATTCCCTGGGCTATCAAAAAGTTCAGTCAAAAGAAGCTGGAAAAGAACCTTGGCTTTGAGGAAGTGGATTTCAGTACACTATACTTCCCTAAATATGAATTCAAGTATACTAGTGCGGGGGGCAACACAGGTACGACTTACGATGTCGTTATGGACATCGACAACCTGAACCGTTTTGTCGTCTACCTGTCTGAAAAAATCAAGTTCAGCAAGAGCGTGGCGGGACAGCGGGCGCTTATGACCAGTAAACTCCGCCAGCATATCAAAGAACGTGATCATTTTACTTGTAAATGCTGCGGTGCATCAATTGAGGCTGAACCGCATCTTTTACTGGAAATCGACCACATCATCCCTGTGTCCAAGGGAGGATTGACGACCGAGGATAATTTGCAAACTCTTTGTTGGCGGTGCAACCGCAGTAAGGGCAATAAGATGGTGAAGATGCAATGATAATTGATAGTGCAGCATTTATGCAACGGGCTGAAAACATTATTCGCGAAAATGTGTCCTGGTGCGGGCCAGATTGTGACATAGAGAATTTAATAAAAAGCAATCCGTTGTCGCCAGAAAAAATGGATGGCATGCCACGAATTAAACATTATCCTGATGTGACCCTGGCTGAAAATCGTACTTGTACAAAGAAGCTTATTGCAATGGGGGTGAAGCGAGGAGATCCGATAGAACTGCGCTTAACAAAATTGGGTACAGATGAGGTGTTTCCTGTTAATGTGTACTGGTATGATGAAAAAATCGGTGAGTTGCGAAAAGGACACTTAGAGGAAACCATCTTTAGAGCAAAAAGTGATAACAGTCAGTTGTTTTCAGCTGTTTCGTTTATTCACGAACAGATGAAATTCTATATCGAGATAGCTATTTATCAGGCACCGAATAAATAA